CGGGGCGTGTGACCAAGGACATGGTTCAGAACGAGCGGGCCGATCAGTATGAGGTGGTGGAGTTCCCCGCGATTTTGGATATTGATGACGAAGAAACGGGGGAGCCGATACAGAAACCGTTGTGGCCTGAGTTCTTTGATCTTGAAGCTTTACTGAGAACCAAGGCATCTATGCCTACGTTTCAGTGGAACGCTCAGTACCAGCAGGAACCCACAGCGGAAGAAGCCGCGCTGGTCAAACGTGAGTGGTGGCAAATGTGGGAGCAGGGTGACCCACCGTCTTGTGAGTATATCATCATGTCGTTGGACGCAGCGGCAGAGACACATAACAGGGCCGACTACACAGCACTAACTACGTGGGGTGTGTTCCTTAACGAAGAGAATGAAGCGTACAACATTATTCTGCTCAACAGCATCAAGAAGCGTATGGAGTTTCCTGAGTTAAAAGATTTAGCGATGGAGGAGTATGCTGAGTGGGAGCCAGACGCATTCATAGTGGAGAAGAAAAGTTCGGGTACAGCCTTATATCAGGAGATGCGGCGTATGGGGTTGCCTGTATCTGAGTACACACCACACAGAGGGTCAGGCGATAAACTTGCACGGTTAAATTCTGTATCTGATATTGTAGCGTCCGGTTTGGTGTGGGTTCCTCCTACACGGTGGGCAGAAGAGGTTATAGAGGAGATTGCTGGATTTCCGTTTATGAGCCATGATGACTTGGTTGACTCAACAGTTATGGCACTTATGCGATTTAGGCAGGGCGGGTTCATACGCTTACCAACAGACGAACCGGAGGATATACGTTATTTTAAACAGCGTAGGGGTGGGTATTACTAGTGGCTATAATCCAAGAATTAAAAGACCACATCGCTAAAGGTTCTCCTGAGTCTAGGAGCGTGCTTACTAAGGCAGCAAATAAGATGTCTGAAGCGCAGCAGAGAGATTTTTTGGCGTCTTTACAGATGGGCGATATAGAGTTTCAGACGGAAGTAGCGCCCTATATGCCCAGCGGGTCTGAGATCGACCCGTCTCGCGCTAGACTAAAAGCATTCCCCAAAGAAGCGGGTATAGGCCCAAGAGGCCTTACGTCAATGGGCATTTCGACTAAAGGCGTTACAAACCCTGAACTACTCAAGGAGAGGTTTGAAGGGTATGAGATACAGTATGAGCCTGACACAGTAACCGCCTTAGAAGCGGCAAATGCAAACCCGCGTGTTTTTTCACATGAGTATAGGCATTTTGAAGGTACAGATGCTGATATGGAACTGTTAAACAGAGTTCAAGATGTCATGGCGTCCCAAAACAAAAAAGATTTAACTAAAAACACACGTTTATTGGCCGCGTACGCATATCGTATGGCGATGGCTAATAGGTTCCGAGAAGATGACGGAGACGATGAGGCTGAAAAATTAGATGCTGAACCGTATCGAAAGGCCTACAACACGACTATAGATGGTACAGAAGACGACATAGCTAAAACCGCGCAGGATCTTTTAGCTAGCCCTTTAGTATCTAAGTTTATGAGGTTCAGAAGTTTTCAAAGAATGTTACCTAGAGCAGCCGTTGGGCCGTATTTTAAGAAAAATGTTGAAATGCCAGAAGGTTACCGCGCAGGCGGACGTACAAGGCTAATTTGAGGGCAGACTAATGGCAGTAGAGAAAGGACTATATTCGGCCCCGATAGGGATAGAAGAAGAATCTTTGGGGCAGGAAGAGAATCTTGAAATAGAGATTGTCAATCCTGAGATGGTTACTCTTGATGATGGCAGTGTTGAGATAACGATTATCCCTGACGCTGATGTGGGCGATATTGTCTCTTTTGATTCTAACCTTGCTGAAGTCTTGGACGACTCTGTGCTTAATGAGTTGTCAGACGAGCTAATAGGCTCTGTGGATTCTGATACATCTAGCAGGAAAGACTGGGCTGATACGTTTGTAAGAGGGCTTGATGTTTTGGGGTTCAATTACGAAGAGCGTAACGAACCTTGGGAGGGCGCGTGTGGTGTGTACTCCACAGTTCTAGCTGAAGCAGCTATACGTTTCCAAGCCGAGACAATGAGTGAGACGTTCCCCGCCGCTGGCCCCGTCAAAGTCAAAGTGCTTGGAGAAGAAACTAAAGACAAAGAAGCAGCGGCACAGCGCGTAAAAGCCGATATGAACTACGAACTCACCGAGCGCATGGTAGAGTACAGGCCCGAACACGAACGTCTGTTATACAGCCTTGGTTTAGCCGGTAGTGCGTTTAAGAAAGTATATTACGACACAAATATTGGTCGGCAGGTGGCGATGTACATACCAGCCGAGGATGTCATTGTCCCCTATGGCGCGTCTAACGTAGAGAGCGCAGAGCGTGTTACGCATGTAATGCGTAAGACCAAGAACGAGCTTAGAAAACTACAGGCGTCAGGGTTCTATAAAGATATAGATCTTGGTGATCCACAGCCCTACCACACAGACATAGAAGAACGTAAGGCTGAAGAGGGTGGCTATTCTATGACTGACGATGATCGCTATGCGGTGTATGAGATACACGCAGATGTAGTGATCGACGGTATAGATGACTCTGAAGACGAAATAGCTAAACCTTATGTGATAACAATAGAACGTGGTACGGCTAAAATATTAGCGATAAGGCGTAACTGGAATCCCGATGACCCGTTAATGTTGAAGCGCCAACATTTCGTGCATTACGTATATGTGCCCGGATTTGGCTTTTATGGGCTAGGTTTGATTCATATAATAGGGGGGTACGCTAAGGCAGGTACTTCTCTTATACGGCAGTTGGTGGACGCTGGTACGCTGTCTAACTTACCCGGTGGTCTAAAAACCCGTGGGCTTCGTATCAAAGGAGATGATACGCCCATTGAACCGGGAGAGTTTAAAGACGTAGATGTACCGTCTGGCAGCATCCGCGACAACATTATGGCGTTGCCTTATAAAGAGCCAAGCCAGACCCTACTATCTTTATTAAATCAGATCACGCAGGAGGGGCGTAGGCTAGGCGCTATCAGCGACATGAACATTTCGGACATGTCAGCAAACGCTCCTGTAGGGACTACTCTGGCGCTCTTAGAGCGTACTTTGAAACCTATGGCTGCGGTACAGGCGCGTGTTCACTACGCTATGAAGCAAGAGTTTAAGATGCTCAAGGCGATCATGGCTGAATATGCACCGTCTGAGTATTCGTACGAACCGTCGCGAGGGTCTATAACTGCTAAGCAGATGGATTACATGATGGTGGATGTGATTCCTGTCAGTGATCCGAATAGTTCTACGATGGCACAGAGGGTGGTTCAGTACCAAGCTGTGCTACAGATGTCGCAGACTGCACCACAGATATATGACTTGCCGCAACTACACCGACAGATGATCGAGGTGTTGGGTATCAAGAACGCCGATAAACTTGTTCCAACTAAGGATGACGCTAAACCTACCGATCCGGTCAGTGAGAACATGGACGCTCTTAATGGTAAACCTTTAAAAGCGTTTATTTATCAGGATCACGAAGCACATATCGCTGCACACAGAGCATTTATGCAAGATCCGATGGTGACTCAGATGATTGGTCAGAACCCGCAAGGGCAGCGAATTATGGCGGCGTTGCAGGCACATCTGGCAGAACATATGGCGTTCTTGTATCGCCAACAGGTAGAGGAAAAGATGGGTGCTCCACTACCCGCACCAAATTCAGAGCTGTCGGAAGAGGTAGAGATCAATCTGGCTCGTGTAGTGGCGCAAGCCGGGCAACAAGTATCTCAAGCCAACCAACAGAAGGCCGCGCAGCAGAAGGCACAACAGCAAGCACAAGATCCGTTGCTACAGTTAAAGCAGGCCGAACTACAAGTCAGACAACAAGAAGTGCAGCGTAAGGCACAGAAAGATCAGGCCGATATGCAACTACAAGCAGCAGAGCTACAGAGAAAAACGCAGAAAGATCAAGCAGATACGATGATCGATGCGAAACAACTTGAGTTAGATCAGCAAGAGCTTCAGATAGATGCGCAGAAAGCTGGAGCTAAACTAGCGGCGGATCGAAGGAAAGACAGCACTAAATTAGACTTAGACCTTCTTAAAACAGTTCAGGATACGAGAAGAGATACATAGTGGCTAAGACCGTATTAGATGTTTTAAAAGAGCGAATCGAAGCTGATAAAGCTTCTGCAACAAATTTCTTAGTGGGAGGAGCCGTAAGAGACTTCTCTCAATATAAGGAAACGGCAGGGTTATTACGGGGTCTGGACACCTGCTTGGGCTATATCGAAGACCTTTCGCGCAATATGGAGTATGGAGATGACTGACGTTGCACACGCAACCGTTACCGAAGAAGAGTTTGAAGCTCAAATACCTGTACCCGTGGGGTATAGAGTGTTGATCGCTATGCCACACGTTGAAGAGACATTTGATGGCACCGACTTACTTAAATCTGTAACCACAAAAAATCACGAACAAGTTATGTCGATTATCGGGCTTGTGTTGGATATGGGCGAACAGGCCTATTCTGATACAGATCGGTTTCCTACTGGCCCTTGGTGCAAGCAGGGTGACTATGTAATGTTCCGTGCTAATACAGGCACTAGATTTTCAATAGCGGGCAAAGAGTATCGTTTAATGAATGACGATTCTATTGAAGCCGTAGTACCTGACCCTCGTGGTATAGAAAGAGTATAAGGAGTAAAGCATGGCGTTCCAGAAAGTAGAGTTTGAGTTCCCAGAGGAAGAGCAAGAGAGCACTGCAATAGAGATTGAAGACTCAGGTGAGGTGGAGATAGATCTATCCGGCAAAAAGACGGCGGAAGATTACAAAGAACCAGAGCCAGAACCCGAAGTAGAGGCTAAGGTAGAAATTGAAGTATACGACGACACTCCTAAAGTAGACCGTAACCGCAAGCCTTCTGAGCCGCCCGCCGATGTTACTGATGAAGAGTTGGAGGAATACTCTAAGCGAGTACAAGACAGGCTTAAACATTTTAGTAAGAGCTATCACGATGAACGTCGGGCAAAAGAATCGGCCCAAAGAGAGCGTGAAGAGCTAGAACAATACGCTCAACGACTGGTTGAGGAAAACAAAGACTTAAAAGGCACTGTTAACAAAAATCAGGAAGCTCTTTTAGAGCAAGCTAAACGTGCTACAGAGTCTGAGTTAGAAGCAGCAAAACAGACTTACAAAGAAGCGTATGAGTCAGGAGAAGCAGATCGTGTGGTAGATGCGCAGGAGGCTTTGACTAACGCTAAAATACGCTCTGATAGGCTAGACAACTTTGAGTTGTCGCCTTTACAAGAAGAGGAAACTACGGTACAACAATCAAGAGTTGCTGACCCCAGAGCGCATAAATGGGCGAATGACAACCCTTGGTTTAGAGAAAACCAAGAGATGCGTGATATTGCGATGGCGATACACCAATCGTTACTGAGAAACAACATCACGCCACAGGCTGATAACTACTACGAGGAGATTGATTCTCGTATGCGAAGTTTCTATCCAGACTACTTTAATGATGGGGGGATAGAAGAAGTAGAGAAACCCAAACCGAGGTCAAATGTGGTTGCACCCGCAGCGCGGAGCACAAGCCCTAAGAAGGTAAGATTATCGCAATCTGCACAGGCCATAGCAAAAAGATTGGGAGTTCCACTCGAAGAATACGCCAGACAAATGGCTGCATTGAACAGATCAGAGGTATAACGATGGCTGAGAATAGAATAAACCGAGAGCAGCAAACGCGAGAAAAAAGTGCTCGTAAACGCCACTGGGTAAAACCAGAAACGCTACCTCATATTGAGGTAGAGGCTGGCTATGCGACACGTTGGGTTCGTATATCTACTCTTGGAATAACCGACGCCAGCAATGTTTCCTCTAAACTACGTGAAGGTTGGGAGCCAATAAAAGCAGAGGACCACCCAGATGTTGTTACTGACGAAAACGAAAAGTTCGCTGGTAACATAACTATAGGCGGTCTAATGGCGTGTAAAGCTCCACAAGAGATGGTCGATGAACGTAATGAACATTACGAGATCCAAACCAAACAGCAGATGCAATCTGTAGATAACAACCTTATGCGCGAAAACGATCCTCGTATGCCCTTATTCAACGAGCGCAGTACAAAAGTTACCAATTTTGGTAAAGGAACTTAATTTTTGTTAAGAGGTTAACATGGCTT